ATTGAGATCACGCCAGTCTGGCTGGGTGGCGGCTGCTCCAGGTACTCAGCATAAACACGATCAGCAACAAGGTCAGCAAACCTCTGCAAAGCCTTGGGGTGTTCCAGATGGCAGGCTGGAAGATTGGCTTCTCTGGCCAAGTCCATGATCGTCTTCATGCCGACCACCCATAGAACAGAGCAGCAGCTAGGCCGATGCCAATGACCAAGGCGGTGATCAGGTCCAGTGCGGCCTCTGCACGGGCGTGCAGCTTGGCGGCGCGGACTTGGTAATGCTGGTGATATTTTGGGTGTTTCATCGTTTTTCTTTCTGTAGAAAGGGGTGGGGGTACTCGCTGCGTCTGTGGCGGCATCCTTGCGGGATGATCTTTCTGGCCTCCACAGCATCCGCTTTCCCCCCGAAAGTCTGGGGCCGAAGCCCCGTGGGTGATCAGACAAAATCGAAGCTGTACTCTGTGCCAGGAGTGACGCACACACCCACACCCTTGAACTCAAAAGCTGTTTGAATTTTTGATGCCTCGCGTGGGGTGCATCCAGCAACGAACAATGTGCCATTGAAGTATTCGGCGCTGGCCATTGGGGCTGATTGCTTGGCCACTTCCAGTGCGTAGATGCCAAACTGTTCGCTGTTCATTGTGTAAGTGTTCATGTCGTTTTCCTCGGTTTAGTCGTTACCCAGAACAAACATTTGTGCTGGTGAAACGTATTATGCACTAAATTAAAAGACAATGCAACAACCCTACAAAACAGTCAACAATTAACAAACCCGTCAAGTAAAATGCTGGCATGACATCAGTACACGACATCCGCACCTTGGCCAAGCAGCACGGCATCAGCATGAAGGCCGTGTGCTTGGAGGCCAAAATACAACAGCCCCAGGTCAGCAGGTGGCTGTCTGGGGCTGTGGACCCCTTGTGGGGATCAGTCAATCAACTTGAGCAGGCGCTGCTCAAGCTGATCGCGGCCAAGGGCTGATCACCACTCATCACCCACATCGGCTGTGGCCGCTGGTGCTGGCGCTGCACCACGGGTGATGCCAAAGTCAGCAGCCGCTGTCGGCTTTGCGCCACCCAATGGCTCACCCTTGCGCACCAACAAAATGTTGTTCAGGCCAAACGACACCCCATTGTTGCCAGCCTGCGAATAGGCATAGGCATTGAGCGACACTCGGATGTAGTCGCCACTCACGATGTCATCGTTTCCGATCAGATCGTTGCCGTGCGTGTCAATCGCGCCAGGCTTGCTGGTGGACTTCACGTTGCAGAAAAAATGGCCCTGATACTCACGGCCCAAAGGTGAGCCATCTGTCTTGGTTTCGGTGTCGCCATCCCTGAGTGGATTGCGCACGTTCTTAGGGATCTTGTCCCCAAACTTGGCTTGCAGTGCTTCCTTGGCCGCAGCCTTAAGTGCTGTCAGCGTGTCCTTGTCGGACTTGGGAATCAAAATCTGCGTGCTGAATTCATCCTTACCGGAGAGTTCATTCTTGCGTGGTGCAAGTGCAGAGAAATACGAGGTGCGGACCTCGCCAGTGGTGACACGAGTAGTCATGATCGTTTCTTTCAGATTGATCGTTTGAAGGTTTTCAGCGCCATCACCTGATGACGCATTTGCACTTTAGCACAATTATTTTCCTTGCGTCAAAAAAAATGCGGATGCACAATGGCGACTCATTTCAACCGTGAAACCGAGGAAACCGATGAACCTGTACCCGCACCAAGAGACTGCCAAACAGTTTCTGCTCACCCAAAAGAGGGCCATCTTGGCCGACCAGCCGCGAGTCGGCAAGACACTGCCCACAGCAGCCGCAGCCCTCGAAAACCTCCCTTGCTTGATTGTCTGCCCAGCCATCGCCAAGACGGTCTGGGAAGCCGCATTCTGCAAGCTGTCCAACGCATCCATTCGTGTTGTCAACGGCAAGAATGACGCGATGAAGACCACTAACCATCAGGTGGTCATCATCAACTACGACCTGCTGCAATACTTCAACAATGCTGGCTTTCAAACGCTGGTGCTGGATGAGTGCCATCGCATCAAGAACCCCTTGGCAAAACGCACCGCATCCGCATCCCTGCTGATGAAGCAGATTGACCGTGTGTATGCCTTATCTGGCACGCCTATCCCCAACAGGCCCGTAGAACTGTGGCCCATCTTGCACGGCCTTGGCATCTATCGTGGCGGCTGGTACGACTTTGCGGCCAGGTACGCCAAGATGTGGAAATCGCCATGGGGCTTAGATGTCTCAGGCTCCAGCAACATCCCCGAACTCAAGGCACTGATGAAGCCCCATGTGCTGCGGCGCAAAAAAGAGGATGTGTTCAAAGACTATCGTGATCCACAGGTGTCACTCATCACCTTTGATCTGCCCAATGACAAGCGTGAGCAGCAATTCGATGCCGATGCCTTGGTGGCCAACCCCAACGCCTTGCTGGCCTTTGAAGGCTTGGCAGAGATCATGAAAGAAGCGGGTATGCGCAAAGTCAATTTAGCAGCCGAGTTCATTGATGACCTGCTGCAATCCGGTGAGCCTGTCGTGGTCTTTGCGCACCACAAAGATGTGGTGGCCGAACTGGTCAAAGAACTCAAGGCCCACAAGCCTGTGACGGTGGTGGGCGATACGCCAAGAGCGCAGCGCGACAAGGCCATTGAAGCCTTTCAAGCTGGCAAGACCAAATGCATCATCGGCAACATTGCTGCCATGTCCGAGGGTGTGGACCTGAGTGCAGCCGACACGATTGTTTTTGTTGAATGCACATGGTCAACGTCTGCACTTGAGCAGGCCAGCAGCCGGGTCGAGAACATCACCAAGAACGGCATCCAGCCCGTCATCTACATCTTGACCATCAGGGCATCACTTGACCACACGGTGCTGGCCAAGATTCTGAAAAAACAAAACATCATTAACCAAATCATCTGAGGACCACCATGCAACATACCGAACGCAAACACGCACGCCTGTCAGCATCACGCACCGAGCGATTCATGCAATGCCCAGGCTCTGTGCGTCTCGAAGGCCAGATGCCTGATGAGCCACCGGGAGAGGCAGCAGCCATCGGCACGGCCATCCATGAACTGTCTGAAAAACTGCTGCGTGGCGAACGCATTAACCCCAACGACTACCCAGACGATCAATTCAACATGGCCATGGAGTACGTTGAATTCATCAACACCTTGGTCGAGAAGCCCCGCAAACGCATGATCGAGGTCAACGTGGATGCTGGCCTGAAGACCCTGCACCCAGCCCTTGGCGGCACGGCAGACGCTGTGCTGGTCGATGGCAACCACCTCCATGTCATCGACCTCAAGACTGGCCGTGTGCTGGTCGAGGCCGAGAACAACAAGCAACTGATGACCTATGCCCTTGGGGTCATGCGGCAGTTCAACGCACCCCTCGACATCATCTGTACTATGCACATCTTCCAGCCCCGTGCTGGCCACTCCAAGTGGACCATCAGCGGCATCGATTTGGTTAACCATGGCCATGACCTGCGCAACGCTGCCGCCTTGGCCCTGACACCCGATGCGCCAACCAACCCATCACCCGATGCCTGTAAGTATTGCCGAGCCAAAACCATCTGCCCGTCCATGCGCCAAAAGGTCCAAGACAACGCACGCAAAGACTTTGCCCCAGACACGGCCATCAGCCCCGAGATGATTGATCTGGCCAAGATGGCAGAGACATGGGCCGATGCCGTGCTGACTGCCGCTAAGCAGCAACTGACCAACGGTGAAACCATTACTGGATGGAATCTCAAGCCAGGCCGCAAGACCCGTTTCTGGAAGTCTGAGGAGTTGGCCGCTGCCGCATTAAAAGACCACCCCAAAGCCTTCACCTTGCGAAGCCCTGCCGCCATTGCTGACCTGAAGATTGAGGTGTCTGAAGACCTGATCGGCATTACCCATGCCGCCCCATCACTGGCCAAAGACAAGGCCAAAAAGTCCGAAGAATAGAATTCATTCCCAACCCCCAAAAAGAAAGCCCCTGCGTGACGCGAATCACGCAAGGGCCAAGTTCCCAACTTAGGAGTTCCAGTGTCAATTTTACATCTAGCAACAGCCAGAGGCATCAACCATGGCTAAGAAAACATTCGGATTCATTGCCCAAAACTTGGCCGATCTTGGTTACGAGCCAGTCCCCATAATCCGAGGTGAGAAGCGCCCTGCTGTGGACAAGTGGCAAGCTGGCGGGTGGGAAACCCACACCCAGCAGTTCGAAACCAACTACACCGGGCTGCTGACCCGATTCAACCCCGGCGTGGACATTGATGTGTCAGACGAGGAACTGGTCCAAGCCATTCGCGCCATCGTCTTTGATGTGGCTGGGTGCCATGAGATGCCGCCACCCCGGCGCATTGGCAACGCGCCCCGAGAGTTGCTGCTGTTTCGCACCGAGGAGGAGTTCGCCAAGGTGTCCACCGCTGCCTATGTCCTCAAAACCGACAAGCCGGACATTACCGGCAAGGTCAAAGGCTCCAAGGTGGAGATCCTGGCCAGCGGCCAGCAGTTTGTGGCCTACGCCATCCACCCCGACACCGGCAAGCCTTATGTCACCATCTTCTACGCGTGGAACACGGCTCGCCAACGCGCTGGCCTGCCGGATGTGCGCATCCACGACCTGCGGCACTCGTTCGCGTCGATCCTCATCAACAGCGGGCGCTCCCTGTACGAGGTGCAGCACCTGCTGGGCCATGCCCAGTCGAAGACCACTGAGCGCTACGCCCATCTCCAGCGTGAGACCCTATTGAAAGCCGCCAATGTCGTGGCCACGCTGGTTGGTAACGCTTCGTCGCAAAGGCCCTTGGTTCGCCTGTTGGGAGCTTAGGCGGGGGAGAAACAACCCTTGAATGTTAATTCAAATGAGCTGCATTGTAGCTACAAGGAGCAAATGCCATGACCGCCAACTCTGTAGTCCGCGCCCGCATTGACGAGGGTCTGAAAGAAGAAGCGACCGTCGTGCTGGCAGC